GTAAAGAGTTCAGCTCGTTTACTGTAGTTTTCTCGCCCTGCGTTAGATTCAAAAATAATTGGAGGGTATCCACTTTCTTGTAAAGTTTTTAAAGCTCCTGATATAACTTGAAGTTCGTGACCTTCGACATCGATTTTTATTAAGCCTATTTTGTTTTTTGGAAATTCAAAAAAATCTATGTAACCCAAAGGCACTTCTTCTGAGCTGATAATAGTTTGATTCTCTACAGGTTCTAATGTAGAGCCGCCGCCATCCTCAGATACAATAGTTAGTTTTGCTTTTGCGCCTGGAGTTATTGCACTGTTTGTTAAACCCATGTGATGCGGAGTAATATTTGTTTTTTCTTGTACAAAGATGTTGCCGCATAGTTGATGATATGTACGTCGCTGAGCTTCAAAAGCATGTACCTCATAAAAGTGGTCGGCTAGCAAAAGAGAGTACACACCCATGTGGGCGCCGCAATCAAGAAAAATCTTACTTGTGTCTTCAAACTTCTTTGCAAAGTTTATTAAACTCAGCTCAGGTATTCCTACTTGGTGCATCTGACAGCGACCTGAGTCATCATCGTGCATCAAAAAAGCAATTTTCGGCGTGGGAACAATTAAGGAGTTTTCAGGTCCCCAAAGATATGTGCCCATACAACAAGGTTAACTGCTAGCATACTAACAGTTTTTTACTGGTTATGGAATCTATTCCAGTTTTGGGCACTGCTGTTGTTAACGCGCCTCACTGGGTTTACAGGTTATTTTATAGTATTGATTACCCTGTAGATACTTTTGTAGTATTCGATAACAACGGTAGAGACCAGATAACTCATGAACTAGATCTTTTAACTAAGGTGCCTCACAAATATGTTAAGAATGTAAAAATTTGTCATCTACCTGCAAACTTAGGTTGTTCTGGGGCATGGAACTTAATAATAAAATCGTTTATTAATGCGCCTTACTGGATCATAACTAACCATGATCTTATGTACACCCCTGGGTTACTTAAAAATATGGTCGCAAAAGCACAGGATGCGGAAACAGGTATTGTTCATGGTAAGAACGGAAGCTGGGATTTGTTTTTACTTAAGGATTGGGTTGTTCAAAACTTTGGGTTATTTGATGAGAATCTGTATCCGGCCTACTGCGAGGATATGGATTACGGCATGAGGTTCAAACACGTTGAGTTAAAACGGGACATGAATGTGGAAGTGCCTTACTACCACGGAGAAAGCGAAGGTTACGAGGACGGTAGTCAAACTTGGCGTAGTGAACCAGCCTTAGCTAACGGAATCCACCTCGCTCACGAGCTGAACAAACATTATCTACACGCCAAATGGTCGCCAGCGTGGCAAGCTCATGTAGAAGGTGAGGTATACAAAACACCGTTTGACATGAAAGAGCTTCCTTTAGATTTTACAACGTATGATTTAGAGTTTGTTCGCAAGAAATATCTAGGATTTTAAGAGTTAATATTTATAGTAGGATTATTCCGTCGGTAGAAATGCCTTTTTATTCCTCACACACAACTTATGGGCGACTGATTAACTCTCTTCGCTCAATTTGTGCTGAAAAGAAATTATCGTCGTTTAAACTGAGCAAATTGGCTGAGTTATCCCCTACAACTACTCGTAAAATTTGTGCAGATGCCCGTTATATCCCTTCTCCTGACGTTTTAGAGAGACTTTGTATTGTTTTAGACGTCACACCTGGGGATTTACTTCAAATTTTGCCTACAATAGAAGAATCAATAGCGGTGTGCTCTGGTGTTCTCGCCTCAGGATTATGAATTAGCCGCCCGTTTGCTCGGGCTCCCAGTGCCTATGACCGCTGCTGAAAAAGCTGCGGCAGCTCCCATGACTGCGGTTGTCATGCGGAACTTCATGAAGGCCGACGCACCGATGGCCGGTCACGGGTACGGTTCTGATGGGTTAAATACCTCAGCAACTAGCAGTTTAAACGCTTACCCAGACACAGCTAACCCTCGTGTTCGCGACCAACTGGGCCACAGGATGATGGCTGGTGCCACAACGGACACTTCGCAGTCAGAAGTAGAAGAATTGATGATGGTTCTTTCGCAAAACCCCAGTCTTGTGCGCGTAGTCATGGATTTCTTGCGTGGTATGCAACAACAGCAAGACGAGTATGGTAACTTTTTAAGTGCTCAACGGCCTCCTGAATTTGATTTGCCTAATTATGGAGGCAATTACTCGATGCTAAATGCCCCTGGATCTAGCATGATTCCTCCTTCCATTGCGTATCAGGGGTTGGGTTGATGAATACACGCGAAAAACAATTGTTAGAGCGGGATGTTCGTCGGGGTAGCCCTGAGCTAAACCCCGGTGACTTCTTAAATTTGTATATGAAATCTAATTTTCCTCAAACAGCAGCAATGCCAAACTTAGATCAGAAGGAGATGCAGATCATTCCTCAAACTCCTGGAAAGGAGATAGAATATAACAAGAAACCCTTACAGGGAACTTCTTTCGATAACCCGAAAGGACGGTAAAACAAATGTCGGCACCCGCAGCAACGCAATCATTATTTAAAGAAGTCCTAGGTAATTTACTTGCCGGAGGGATTGTGACCGGTTTCGGGGCAGTTAAAGGAGGCGCTGCTGCAGCTTTACCTGAAACAGCTGCTGCACCTACTGCTTCTCGTGGTAAAGGAGGTTATTTTGTAAGTCCTGCTGATTTATTAAATGCTCAACAGTATGCAGATCAAGAGAATTATCGTCGCACAATTTTAAATAAATTTGGTGGACTGAATCTTCCTCTTATTGATGTCGAAGATGTTTTACAAGGACAGGTTGAGCGGTCCGAACAACAGGCGGAAAGCTTAGGTCGTCGTGAACGAGCAAAAACTGGATTAGAAAAATCGTATGATTTAGCCAGCACAGGACTTACCGGACAATACGGTGTTGAAAAAGCAGAGAGCGAGGCTTTAGGTAGAATCCAACAAGAACGTGTAAAGTCAGGATATGATACTGCTCAGGCTCTTCTAGACTCTGTGATTAAAAATATTTCTTCAGTTCCGAATTTTTCTAGTAGTCCTGTATTAACTGAACTTGCGAGGGTCGTCTAATGAGCATTCGTCTTGCTGGTTTTTCCCCTGCTATTCAAAATCTCATAAAGAATCCTGCAGCTCTCTACGGTGCAACCGCTGTGGGTGGTGCCGGTCTAGGAGCGTTGGCTGAAAAAATACGTCAAGGTGTGGTTGCACCCGAAGATCAGGATCGCGAGGGACAACGAGCAGCACCTCCGACACAAGCTTCAACTGAGATTAATCCAACGTACGCCAAGGAACCTAAGACTACTACCGTTGATGAAACAACCGCCCCAGCTAAAAAGCAAGATCGTGGCGAGCTAGAAAGAGCGGGGAGAGATAAAGGTATTCAAGATTTACTTGCTGAATTAAAGAAACAATCAGACCCAGCTTATCGTGCGGAAATTATGAGGCAGAACCTTGAAGTTCAACGAACTCTAGGAGAAGAAACGACTGAAAACTACCTTCGTAAACAAGCAATAGTAAATGCCGGACGGGTTGAGCAGGAAAATGTAAAAGCGTGGAGAGATATAACCACAGCGCAATATAACCGTGACGCTACGCTAGCTATGGCTATGGCGCAAACAGCTTATCTAGCTGCTACACCTAATGTAAGTGTAATGGAAGCGTTGAATGCCGCCACTAAAGCTGGGGCTGCTCCTTTCCAATCAATTACCGTGAAGGCGTCTTAATCATGGCAGAACCATTTACTCTTGGAGCACTTGCTTCTTCCTTTGCAACTGGAGCTGCTGGAGCAGCGGGTTCTTATGGTGTTAGTCAATTATTTGGTAGTATTTTTGGAGGAGGTTCTAAACCCGCACAATCTTCCGCTACTTCTTCTCCTGCTGATTATTTGTCGTTATATGCTGGTCAAATGGCTGCGGGAAATGTCCCCTTAACTATTGCGGCACAAGGAGCTGGTGTGGCACAAGGTGCAGCCGCAGGTGCATTAGGACTAGAAGCACAGACTGCAGCTCAAAATCAGCTAAGTATTTTTGAACAAGCTAAAAAACAAGCCGACACAGCTGTACAGTCACAAGCTGCTGAAGCTTTAGGTTTAGCTCAAGCAGGAGTTGAAACTAAGAAACAGTTAGCTCAATCTAAATTGGCCACTGAAGTTGCTGGTGTAACCGCAGCTTCTAAAGTCGGCGAGGAAGCTTTAGCCGGTCAAAACTTATTAGCTCGTCAAATTGCTGCTACAAACTTAGATATTGCAGGAGCACAAGAAAAAACTAGACTTCGCTTGGCAGAACAAAGAGGAGCAATTGAGGGTCAAATGGCCTTGAGGCGTATGGGACAAAGTATGGCTTTGGGTGGCAGAGCTGCGTTTGCTTGATGCAATCTACAATTGGGGTTTCTAGTACTGTAGGTAGTTGGTTGGCCACGCTGGAAAAATCACAGCGGGATGCTTTTGTACATTACGCTAAAAATGCGACAAGCGATATTGAAGCTTATCTATATGCCAGATTCCTTACCCCGAGTTACACAGGCAGTATTTCTGATATTACCGCGTGGGTACAAGAAAAATACCCTAAAGAGGATCTTAGAAAAATTCTTTTGATAGAGATTGATGAACTGAGGAACGATATTAAAAGTGTTCGGGACATGACTACGCAGTCTATGTTAGATCCTGCGACAGCAGCGACCAAGATTGCGTCATTACAAAAAGAGTTAAGATCTCACATTCAAGCGGTTCGTACAATTACGGATGGCCTAGATCGACGCGGACTACTACTTGCCGGAGCGGATCGCTGCTTACGAGAACTTGTGAATACGTTTGAGGACCAACCAACAATTTTGGCGCTTCTAGAAGATTCTTCCCTATTGGTCTGGTCTACTATGGAGCGCGAAGAACGGACTTAAACAGGTTCTAGTAGACCCAGTATATTATTTATAGGACATCTAAAGATCCCCATAAAAGCATCGTTTACTCCTGCAGACATAACAAGGTCATCTCCTTCCAGGTAGCACCCAAAAGGAAGAATTAGAGCAGGTTGTTTAGACACAGCATTACCTACGGCGTCTGTCCATCGAATCAAATCGTCGTGCAACGAGCCACTAAAAATAGGCCGTGGGATGCTATGTGTAATTTTAGAAGTTTTTATATCCATCAAATAAGCGCTTAGATGATACAACAAGTATGAAGATCCGTTATCGTCATTTTGTAAGTGTTTCCAATGGTAAAACACTAGATATTTATCTGCCAGTTTTAAGGGTGCAGTTGAGTTAAATGTAGGTAAATCTCCAGTGGTCTTTGTTAGCACAGAGCTATCTATTTCAATTTTTGGACCGCACTCACGTTCGATTACTAATGGGCGCGTTGAGTAGAGACAGCGAAGTTCGTCGTCCTCACAATAAAAACACCAGTTTTTTTCACACTGATCCTTTTCTCTGTTTTTACCAATCGGAGGTATAGTTGCGCCAACAGCTTCGAATTGGTCGTTTACATAACAAACAACTATTTTTGGTTGGTGAAACAAATTTTCTTTATTTGAATCGTACTTACTTGCGTAAGTTGACCCTACAAATTGTACGTACAAGTCATCGTTATTTCCTTTAAATAAACGAGGATCTTCGTAACTAAGCCTATGTTTTTTTGACCGCAGTTTTTTGGCACCTAAGATTGTCGTATCGTCTACCAATTCTCCAATGTAAACTTCTGTAGGACTACCGTTTAAATAAAAATATTTCATATCGTAACGAAACCCAAAAGGTTCGGGTTGTGAACGCCAAGCTATTAGCGTTTTGTTTTTATGCTGAATAATAGAAGGGCTAAAGTTAGCCACAGAATATTGGGGCAATCCATGAAGGATTCGTGTAAAAGTACCTCCCAGCGCGTCGGCTTGTCTGTAAACAGAAGGCACCCCTTTTTGGGGCACACCTTTGAGAGGAAACAAAACGTCAGAGTTGACGTGGTTGAAACGGTGTGTTGTTTGGTTCATGTCAGTTGCTCATTTCTTTGATGGCTTGAGAGAATCCGGCGGCTACAGATTCCCAACGATATTCGGGTCGTTGCGTCACTTCGTAACAAGCGTCGGCTACTTGTTCGTAAAGATCTGAATCTGCATAAAGATCCGTTAGTAGATTCGCTACAGAATTAGTGTCTACAAGACCTCGTTGTACACCTAGATCTTTATCTATTACCCAAGTCGCAATGTCTGCTAATAAACCCGAGCCTTGCCAAATGTCGGCACAAGCTGTGTGATTCGGTACAACTTGAGGTTTTCGACAACTACCGTGTTCGAAACTGACGAGACCCCATCCCTCACCATCAGCTGTGTTTAATCCAACATCACACGCATTGTAAATAATGTTGAGTAAAGAATCATCGGGTGCGGCGGTGTAATTAATCTCAGTCGTAGTCATGATTAAACGTTTTGTGTCGTCTAACCCACGCTTTGTCATTTCACTCTTAAACAAAGATTTAACATCCCATCCCAAATCTTTGGCCCCCATGTGTAAGTACAACATGGTGTCTGGTTTATCTTTAGCAAATTCTGCAAAAGCGCTGATTGTTAAATCAATTCTTTTTCTAGGCTGATTCCGATTACCGTTAAATACTATAAATTTATCTTGGGGAAGTCCTAGATGATTACGGGCTTCTGTCTTGGACATCGGCTTAAATTTGTCTGTGTCAACTCCGTGGGGTAAAACTCCTAGATGACTTGTGTTTGGCACATACTTTGAAATACGGCGAGCGCACGGAAGAGTAAAAGTCAACCCCAGATCCCAATGAGGGAGATGCCTAAACATCTCGGGAAAATAATCTTCGCTGTCGATTGGAAAATAACTTAAAAATTTAAATTTATGAGAATCTTTTAAGAATTGACAACGTTCCCAAACACTGTTCACCACCCAAATGTCGTTCAGACAGATGAAAAAATCGGGTTTTTCCTTATCGATTATTTCGGGGATGCGTGGGATACCAAAACGATCTCCGCAATTTACGTTTGCAGCGGGGTATATTTTATAAGGATGTGAGTGCGGATCTCCGCTATAATTAATACCTATTACACTAACTTCATGGTCTTTTACTAATTGATCTAGTACACTGTGAGTGACTCGTCCAAATCCGGTATTAGAGCAAGCGTCTCCGTACCAAAGAATTTTTGCCATTTCCCGACTAGGATTTAGTTAGTGTCAGCATAGCAGCATTCGGAGAAGATTGAAATGCCAAGTCGAGAAACTTTTGCATATCGACGAGGCGCTCAACTGAAAGCGCTACGTGCTGCAGAACAAACGATTTCTCCCGCAGACTCTATTTACGCAAAAGCGGCAGGGGATTTTCATGTGTTCTGTACGTTACTTGATAAACCCCCAGCAAGACACATGTTGGAGTGGCATCGTGAGTTAATTACGGGTGAGAGTAATAAGTATCTATTAAACATAGCAGGAGCTAATACAGATATTTTGGCGCCCAGGGGATCAGCTAAAAGCACTGTGTTGAACTTGTTTACAGCTTGGATTATTGGAACACACACCACAGCTAAGAGACCATTTCAAATTATTTATTGTTCGTACAACATCGCCACGGCTATTCCAAAAAGCAGGATTATAAAAAATATTATTGACTCAGCGGAGTTTAAACGGATTTTTCCAAAAGTCCTTTTGAAATCCGGTATGCAATCGGATATTGGTTGGTCTATAGATTATGAGTATGCCGGAATTCCTCGGTTAGGTGACGAAGAATTTACACTTCGTGCAGCAGGACTGCGTGGTTCTATTACTTCTAAAAGAGCTCATCTAGTTATAATTGATGACCCGATCAAAAGTAGTGCGGACATTAAAAACCCCACAATCCGCGAGGAGATGCAGACTAACTGGTCATCAGTTATCGCTCCCATTATTTTTGAAGGAGGGCGAGCGATATGTCTCGGAACTAGATTCCATCCTTTAGATATTCACAAAACCACTTTTGTACCTAAGAAAGGTTGGCGACAAGTAACCCAAGAAGCGGTTACCTATGACGACAAAGGAAATCCTGTAAGTTACTGGCCCGAGCAGTGGTCCGCTACTTATTTATTAGAGCAGAAAGAGTTAGACCCCGTGGCGTTTGCTTACCAGTATCAACAACAACCAGTTATGACTTCAGACTTGGTTGTTTCGCCAGATCTTTTAGTTAAAGGAGAAGTTGTAACTGAGTTCGATAGTCTGGCCGTTGGAATTGACTTATCTGCTAGTCGTAATGAAACTTCAGATTACACAGCTTTTGTTTTAGGAGGAAGACTAAAAGATAAATATTACATTATCGACAGTCATCAATGTCGTTCAATCGGAAACTTAGAGAAGATAGATTTGCTCTGTGATTTGTTACTTGAATGGGGAATTTTAACTTTGGAGAATGAAGTGTATTTTCCGACATATTCTACGATTACCTTGGTAGTTGAAGCAGTTGCGTATCAAGCGAGTTTGGCTGCCGACCTTAGAAGGGTGTTGCTTAATGAACGCGGATTGAGCAATATACATATTCATGAAATTAACGGATTTAGAGGGGACAAAATTGCCAGGTTCCGTGGTACTTTAGGGTTACTTGAAAATAAAAAAGTGATTTTTAATAAGTATCGTAAATTTGATGCTTTATTCGAACAACTCATTAACGTAGGAGCGACGGCTCACGACGATCTCCTTGATGCGTATACGTGGCTGATCACGTATTTACAGCGTCGAGGACAGTTTTCAGTCGAATTCTAATTTTCACCTTTTGTTGAAATGTCTAAAAAATTGTGGGTTGCGATCACCGCCCATAACCCTTTAGAGCGGCTAAACCCGTTGGTTAATGTTTTAGCTGAATACGAAAAATACCCTCACGAGGTGTCTGTAAATATATACATTAATTATGATGCTCAGGATCAAGTTGAGACTTTAGAAAAAGTTCTTGAAATATTTAAAAAGATACAGGTGACTGTAAAAGTAGCTGAGCCTGCGTACGAGAATTGGTATCTTACCTGGGCGCACAAGTTAGACCTTGCCCTGGCCATATTAAATCACAAAGCGGATTACTATATTTATCAAGAAAATGACATGTTACTAACTTTAGAAAACTTTAACTATTTTATTAAATGGAAACCGGTGTTAGCCCAGCGTGGTTTTGAACCTGGTTTTGTTCGATATGAAAATTACTTGGGGCAGAAGATTCCTTTTGACAATCATAAAGTTCATTCGTTAACTAAAGAAACACCTAACGTGTGGAGTTCCATAGGCTTTAAGGTGCCCACGCTATTGGTTATGGATTTTGAAATTGACTTTTTTGTTCAGTTTCCAAACCCCTATTATGGAGCAATGATTTTAGACGAAATTGAGGGTAGGGCATATATTAAATCAGATAGTTATGATCCTGAAAAAAGTTATCTTAAAGTTTTAAAACAAAATTGGCCTATAGCAGATCGTAGTTCTATGGGACTTTGTTTTGAGAATGTCCCTGTCGGTTACGAGCATCGTAGATGTGTTCCTGTGCATAAACAGGGCGGGGAGTACACTCCGCATGGTTGTGCTCTATTATGTCACGATGACAACAAATATTCTTTTGAGTTTGTGCAAAGAAAAATACCTTTGATAACCTGTGATAAAATGCTGTCGCTTCCGTGATTTCAAGAGAAGGCGGAGCCACTTTTGTATCGATTTGTTACTTTCTTGATGGGAGGCATAAATGTGAAGTATTACCAAGAAAACAAGCCTACTTATTAAAAAAATATGTAACGTCGTTAGGTGCTACTATCTACTGGTTTAATCCCGCTAATGGATAACACGTCGCCTACATATTATAAGAGACAGGGCATGGAGTGCTTTGATGCGCAGCTAGCTTCCACAGGGTTAGTGAAGTTTCAGGGTTATTTAGAAAACTGTGTTTTTAAGTATTTGTGGAGATGGGAGGAAAAAAACGGCGTGGAAGATTTGAAGAAAGCTTCGGTTTATCTGGCTAAACTTATAGAAACGCTTGAAGATTAATGGACGTTCGCGCTTACGGCTCTATCTACGGACAGTCTGCAAGTTTGCCTTACACAAGTGGGCTGACTCTTAATGCAGGACAACACGCTAATTTTACGACTTCTCGCGGTGTTTATGTAAATACCGGAGGTACTACCGGAACTAGGTTGGTCGTTATAATGTCGGATGGGCAGGGAACACCTGTAACGTTTAGTGGTTTTTCTGACAGCACTCTGCTGCCAATTTCAGTTACATCTATAAGCGGGATTAGCAACGTACCAAACGTTATCGTTTTGTTCTAATGGCTGAAATTGCTAAAAAAAAGGATCCCGCCAAATGGGCTGCTGCGAAAGCAAAAGCTCGTAAAAAACTCGGAGGGCATAGCGCCAGAGCTATGCAGTTAGCTACAAAGTACTACAAAGAATCGGGCGGGCGTTACGAAGGTTCAAAATCTTCTTCAAATCGGTTAACTCGCTGGGGTAAAGAGGACTGGCAGACTAAAGAAGAATACGAAAAAAGCAAAAAATGACGGATTTAGCACGAGAAAAAGGAAGAACTGAGCGGTATCTCCCTCGTTCTGCGTGGGCAGCTCTAAGCCCAGAAGAACGTCGAGCTACGGACGAGAAGAAAAAACAGGCCACGGCAGGAGACCGCCCTGTAAATACTCAAGTCCCGAATACAGAGCGAGCTAAAGAAGCAAGGCGTAAAGCTTCTGAGTATATTAAACGTAAGTCTTCCACGTAACCATGGACCTCCGCGACCAGCTTCAAAAAGAACTCTTAGAGGAGCAGAAACAAGA